TTATTTTATTTATACTTTTATGAACAAATTCTTCTCTTTTTCCTTGATAGCTTTTTCTATAATCCCTTTGAGCTTGAGCGAAGCAGCTTTCTCAATATTGTTATAGAAATCTTTTGGTTGATCGTCAAGTGCATTTACTATAGCTTTTTGTATCAGTTCTTTTGGCATTGTGTTTCTCCTTTTAAATTATTTCTATTACTCTTTGAACATTTTTTCCAGTATCATCTAGAAATTGCCAACCAAAACGATAAACTATTTTATGATCTGTTTCTATTCCTTGAGAAAATGTGTGAGTATGTTTTCTAAAAAATATTAATCTTAGTTTTTGGTTTTCAAGTGGTTCTTCATATAGAGAAAATCTAACTCCATTTATCATAAAAGAACCATATCTTAATTCTACATAAAACTGATGATCATTGCCATGTAATGTGAATGATCGTACTTCGTCTATATTAATGTCATAAAAACAAGATTTTTCAGGATTGGTTATTGATATATCTTCTGCATTCTGTTTATATTCTGTTCCATCGTTATATCTTACTGTGTACAAATATTTTAACATTAGTTAGTTCCTTTCAAATGTATGTTTGTTTTGAATGACAACTTGAGCATAAAGATACTAAGTTATCTAAATTATTAGCTTCTATATAGTTATTTATACTAAAAACTCTAAATGGTATTTTATGATGAACATCTGGATTTCTGCCTGTATCTTTTTTATGCTTAAAACATATCTGACAAGTATAATCATCTCTTGTCAATGCACTACGTCTTTGTATTAACCAATTCTCTCCATAATGGTTTTCATATCCACCTTTATAATTTTGAGAATTTTCACCTTTTAAATTTAAAGCTTTCCATAATCCATTGTGTTTTTGACAACAAAAGAAAATTGATCTCTTAGCAACTAAACCTTTCTGTCTAAAAATTTTAGTTCCACACCAAGCACATTCAACTTCAACTTGAGAATATTGTTTATTGTTAGCACCACATAAAGTTTTCTTGTATTCATTGTCACATTTACGAGAACAGAAATTATATGTAGATATATTATATTGTCCTATAAGAAACAATTTACCGCATTGATAACAGTTTATTTCTACTCGTTGATCATTGAAATGTTTACCTGTTTCTATATTTATAAAGTTAGTATTATTTTTAAGAGCATTGGCAATTTTAGTTTTATGTTCGTCAGTAAAACTTGTCAATCCTGATCCTTTATTTTCAGAAATACTTCTAATAGGAATTTCATATTCTTTTAATATTTTTCTAATAGTAGGTTGAGATACTTTAAAAATTTTAGCAACGTCTCTTGTATTTTTTCGTTGAGTTATATATAAATCAAAAAGTTCATTGTAAAATAAAAGATAAACATTGGATTGTTTATTTTTATAAGTATCTAGAATCATTGAATTGATTTTTGGTAGTCTCATTAATTAATTTTCATTATATTGTAAAGTTGTAACGATACTGGCACAATTTCCGGCAGCAGCAGCACCAGTTGTTTGTAACTGTGTAGCAAGATACTGAGTGTAACCAGCTACAGCTAATGTACTTGTAGGAGCACCATCAGAAGGATCAGTAGTACTAAACAATACAGCAAGACCAGAACCAATAGCAACACTTGGAGTAAAATTAGTTGTAAGTGCAGCATTTGCTGTTGTTGCTGGTGTTACGTATGTTGATGTTACTGTTCCAGCTAAAGTAAGTCCAGTTGCCAATGCGCCAGAAGTATTAGCAGACCATAAACCTGTTGAAATGTTAGTAAACGATCCAGTAAATTTTCCATACTGATACTTAGTAAAGCTGTTATTACCTGCTGTGATAGGAGCAGCAGTAAATAAAGTCCCACTATTAGCAGTACAATCATCTACATTCTTCCAGTTTACATCCGTTGGATAGTTAGTATCAGCACCGTATCCACTTCGTACAGTTCCATGTCCTGATACTCCTGCACCATTATCCTCACACCAATGAAAAGTTGCCGCCATAATTTTATTCCTCCTTGTGTTTTATATTATTTATATATTTTATTATGATATGAGGTTTTACGAACACATTTGGATTGTATTTTTCGTTTTCCCATAGATCGAATTGAATCTTTCTAAGATTTTTTCTATCTTTTAGTAGATTGATATTCTCTTTGTGTCCAAAGATTTTCGGGTCTGATACACCAAACAAAACTATTCCAGGTTTGCCTAGAGTCCAAGCAAGATGTTGAAGAAAACTATCAACAGATATCCACAGTTCACATTCATTTACTAACACAGATAGTTCTTTCATTGACAATCCTTTACGAAAGTCTGGAGTGTACTGAGTATCCCCTTCAAGTCCTATTTGAACTATATTCCATTCAACAGGAAACATAGAAATAAGTTGTTTCCAATATTTTGACGGATAGTTTTTAGCATTTTCTTTTCCATTCCTAAGTTTTTTAGCTTCACATTGAATTACTATTAGCATATTTTATCCTTTTATATGAACCACGTTTCTTGCCTAATCTACTATCAGACATTTTTTGTTTAGATTCTTCCGTATGATGTTTATCTTTCATAGGAGAAATTTTACCTTTTAAACTTTCAGAAATTTTCAACTTTGTTTCTTCTGTATGTGGAATTTTTTTCTTTCCAATTTGGCCTTTAGAAATATTTTCTTTATGTTCTTTAGTAAGATGTTTATTTTTCAGTGTTTTTGAAATTTTTCTTTTAGTTTCTTCTGAAATAATTTTTTCCTTTTGCACTTTCTGACATTTTTCTTTTTGATTCTTTTGAAGGTATATTTCCTTTAGCTTGTTGATTTCCTATCATAATTTCACTCATTGCTTTACTTTGTAATTCTCGAACCCACGCATATTTTCTACTTCCATATTGTTTACTATTAGACATTCTAAATACTGCATGAATTAGTTTATAATCATTATAATAATTTTTAGCTAATAGCTGATGAGCAATAAAATGTTCTCTAGCAGTAAGTTTAACTAGATTTTCTTTTTCGTTAGTTCCTCCCATACATTTAGGAACAATATGATGCTTTTCTTTATATCCTTCTGGAATATTTTGTTTACGATAATCAACTAAACTTTGGTAAATATATTGGTAGTTCATAGATACAATTTTCTAAAAGCATTTTCTAATGTATCTTTCCATGCATGATCCCAACAAAATTTATAAACATTATAATTATCCATGTTATTTCCAACAATTATCTTAGCTTGTGCAATAGAAATACAATTCTCACCTTCAAATAGTTCTGGATAACAACAAGCTATTGTTACTTTTCCATATTTTTCTTTGATATCTGGAAGAACTTTTGTGAATACTAGATGATCACCTATGCCATTATCAAGAATAATCAATTTATCTTTTGAAAAAGGAGCAGAAAGATACTCTCGAAAGATTTTTTCATCATGATCATACAATTCTTTCACACCATCTCGAATTCCACCTTGAGGATTTCTCAAATGCCAAGTAATACAAGGAGTAATCCAGATAGAATATCCTGCTTTCTTCAAACCGTAAGTGAATAATGTTTCTTCTCTATGAGCAACTTTAGATAAATTCAAATCATAGTCAACTATTCCTGCTCTATATAAGAAAGAACAATGAAGATGATCAACTTCTTCTAGTTTCTTTATCTCATACCATTGTTTGTTAGGAGTAGAATATATATTTTCAATTTTTCCAGAAGCTATTTCTATATGTTGATTAGATATAGGAGGAGTTAATATTGATCCACCAACAGCACCAACATTAGGAGTACCATCATAAAATTTTTCTAGAAGAATTGATAATACATCTGGTTCAGGAACACAATCATCATCAACTCTAAAAACAAAATCATATTCCATTCGATTAGCTATTTGATGATTGTAATGTTGACCTTTCTTAGCACCAAAAATAACTTCCCATTTGATCTTTTTGTAATCTAAAAGTTGAAACAGATATCTGTAATGAGGAATCCCTGTAAGATTGATAGGATTATCATTATCATCAAAGAGTACAAGTTTATCTGGTGAATGAGTTTGATGTATAATAGATTGAATAGCTAGAGGAAGAGTAGTGTCGTATCTTCCTCTAGTAGATATAGATGCTAATACACTCATATACGTTCCCATCTTTCTATTTCAACTGGCATACGTTCTCTAGGTTCTCCACCGAACATTTGATTAGTATAAACCAGTTCAAATCCAAATGAAGTCATTTTGTTTATGATTCTATCTTTTCCTCTGTATGTTGATTGTTTGTTAAGTTCCCAATGAACTTCCATAACAATAGTTTTGAATCTTCTTATATCTTTTTTCTTAGTATTCAAAAGAATAG